TTGTCCAAATTGAAAACATTTATTATCGAGTTGAACGCACCTTTGTTGGTGGCCAGTTCATTGAACTTTACTTATCGAAAACTAGTTTGTTCGAGGATGATTTTTTATGGCCATCAATTTGAGCGATTTGGCAGGAAAATTGTCTGAAATGGTTAGTGATTATGCGGTGGAAACCAAGGAAAGTATTCTCAAAAGAATTGAAAACTGTGCTGATGAAATTCTTGATTATGTAAAAGAAAACGCACCTAGAAGTAATCAGGTTGGAAACCATCTAGCAGACTCATTTGTAAAAACTATTGTGGGAACTGGAACAAACAAAATTTTCTACATATCAAGTAAATCAAAATACCAACTCGTACATCTTATCGAACTCGGTTTTAGACATACTAATGGAAAGCATATACCAGGAAGACCATTTCTTCGACCATCTTATGATTATTTTACGCCTAAGATGTTAGAAGACATTAAAAGGATCATTACCAATGGCACTACATAACGATATTATATATAACACTTTAAAAAGTATTACCGAGAATGTCCGCTATATGAGCAAACGATATGACAATTCCGAAACAACGAATCAGTTACCTTATATTGTTTATCAAATTATCGCTAAACGGCCAATCACAGCAGACAATAGAGCACTTCTATACAATGTTGAATATCAAGTGACAATTGTTACTAAAACAAGAAATGAAGCACTCATTCATCTATTTGAAGAGACTATGAATCAAAAGGAAATCATTCCGGTGCTAGTGAGTACCTATCAAAACGATGATTATTCAATCAATCGTGTTTACCAAATCAATATTTTATCCACAGGAGGATATTAATCATGTCACAAAACAAAATAACCTTTGGTCTAAAAAATGTTCATTACTCTAAGGCGACTCAATCGGAAGATGGGTCTTGGACATTTGATACCCCAATTGCACTTTTAGGTGCTCAGGAATTCTCAAGTGAAATCATTGGAGGTAGTCAGTCGATTTACGCTGATGATTCAGTGATTGCAACACTTGTTCAAAACGCTGGTAGAAATATCACATTGAAACTATCAGAACTATCAGACACTTTCAAAATTGATATTTTGGGGTATAAGAAGTTAACCAACGGAAATCTAGTCGAAGTCACAAATGCGGGTGTTCAAACATTTGCTTTAGGCTTTGAATTTCAAGGGGATTCCAAAGCAAGACGTGTTTGGTTTTATTTGTGTTCAGTTACACCGGTCAATGAAGCAACAAAAACCAAGAGTGAATCAGTTGAAGCTAACTCAATCACTCTCAGTATCGTTGCAAGACCAATTGAGGTTGGTAATTATCTCATCACTCATGTTATCGCTAATCTTGGAGATACTAATTATCTTACATTCTTAGAAACCTCACCAGTATTACCAACGATTGGAGTATAACCCATGGAAAAGACACTACACATTCAAAACAGTGAGTACAAACTTAAATCAAGCTTATTTACCATAATTTCATACAAAAATACTTTTGGAACCGAACTCTTTTCCGACATCTCAGTGCTTGATCAGTTATCACAACACAATAATTTATCAGCACTATCTACAGTCATTGATGTCATATTTAAAATCACCTATATTTTGCATAAACCTTTTACCAAATCTAGTTATGATGAGTTTCTTCAAGAGTTCGATTTCACGATTTTAAGTAACACTATTGAGTTGGAAACAATAGCCACTACAATTGCAGAACTACTTGGAACTATTAAAGAGGGAAACTCAGCAAAAAAGTAGGTAACATCCCCATCACTGCTTCTATCATTTATAACCTAGCCAAACTAGGTATTCAAATTAGTGAAAGTCAGTATTTTGACATCAATACTTATGCTGAAATTGTTGATATTGAGATGGAAACACATGGTGGGGTGGGCAGTAGAAATGCTACCCAAACAGATATAGATAAATTCTTGTTATAGAAAGAGGGGATGAACGTGGCAGAGACCATTAAAGGTTTAAACATCAAACTTGGTCTTGACACGACCGAACTTGACCGTAACCTTAAAGACATCACATCCGAACTTAAGGAAGAGCAGAAGGACTTAAAAGCAATCAACAATGCTTTAAAGTTTGATAGTTCAAATATTTCTTTATGGAAAGATAAACAAGATAAATTAAACCAGGTACTGGAAACCTCAAAAAAGAAACTCGAAGCACAAAATGCAAAACTTGAAGAAGCAAAAAAGGCATTAAAAATTGGTGCGATTTCGGAGCAAGAATTCGGTGCATTGAAACGATCAATTCAATATACTGAAACCGACATTAACAAACTAAACATTGAGTTAGAACAAACTGCCACGAAGATTAAGTCTTTAGGTGCCATCAACGTTGATAAGCTTGCCAAAGTAGGGTCATCGATGACTAAGTATGTGACTGCACCAATTCTTGGTGCTGTTTCTGCTTTAGGTGTATTAACGATGAAGTCCATGCAAACTGCAGATGCAATCGCTGATAATGCATCCAAAGTCTATTTATCAGTTGAAGCATATCAAAAGTGGAGTCATGCCTTTAAAATCCTTGCTGTTGATGAAGCAGTAATGCAAAAGTCCTTTGTAAGGTTGAATTCAATTTTAGGTGATATCGCCACTGGAAATGGATCTAAGTACGAAGAGTACCTTAGCCAAATTGGATTAACAACCAACGATCTAATAGGTTTGGATAGCGACCAAGCCTTCGACCTTATTAGAAACAGTTTATCAAGTCTAGAAGATGCAACACTACGAGTAGCTATTGCAAACCAAATCTTCGGTGACAAGATTGGTGCTGAACTCGCTCAAGTGATTGGTGCAACTACAAGTGAAATTGAAGGACTCAAAAATGAGGCAGAAGCATTAGGTTTAGTAACTAGTGAACAAGCTGATACTGCAGGAAAATTCAATGATTCTGTAGATAAATTGAAGCAATCTATCTCGAGTTTAAGTGTATCTTTGGGAGTCACACTTGTACCAGTACTTCAAAAAGTTGTCGACACCATCCAAGAAAAAGTTATACCAGCAACTAGAAGTATGGTGAATTGGTGGGCTAATCTATCCGATTCAACAAAGAGAATGGTTGGCATATTTACAGTAGTACTAGCTAGTATTGGACCAATCTTGGTAATTGTAGCAAAAGCAATTCCATTATTTGGACAATTGAAATCCGCTCTATCTATTTTTAAAGGTGCAGAACTGTTTAAGGGACTTGCGATTGGCAAACTTGCAATCATTGGTCTTGTTGCTGCACTGGTAGTTTTATTGCTCAAAAACGAAAAGTTCCAGGAACTATTGAAAAAAGTATTTGATGCACTCCAAAAACTTTTAGTGCCGATCACAGAACTCATATCAAAACTTGCGTCTAAACTCGAACCAATTTTCGAAGTGATTATTGGTATTCTTGATTCCTTGATCAATGCCTTTGTTGAACTTTTAGATGGCATTTTAGACCCACTTATCAACGTGATAGATGTGATTATTATGGTTTTAAGCGAACTAATGAATGCTCTATTAGGGTTACTTGAAGAATTACTTCCACCGTTTATCGAAATTTTGAAGATGCTATCCGGTGTCATTCTATCACTTGTTCCATTTATTCAAATGGTTGTCGAGCTTCTCGGCAACGTTCTATCAAAAGTGTTAGTGGTACTTGTACAGCTCCTGGAACCCCTAAAAGTTATTTTAGAAGTAATCATTGGTGTTTTAGGCATTGTCATGAATACAATTGCAGATTTAATTATGTCCTTTATTGACCCACTAAATCGAGTGCTTGAAGTACTGGGGTCGTTATTTAAAGTGGTAGCAGATGTAGTACTCATCTTGGTTGATATTCTTATTCAAATCTTGACCCCAATCCTCGATGTGTTAATTGCTGTACTAGAACCAATCTTGGCATTGATTACAGTTATCATTGAAGCGATAGCAAGTGTCATGGTTTTACTGATGCCACTCATTGACTTGCTTCTTGCTCCACTGATTGGACAACTCGATATGATCAAGTTCTTACTTGAAGCATTTAGTCCTTTACTTGCCATCATTGGAGAAGTAATCAGTGTTTTATTAGCACCAGCTCTTAGACTCCTCATGACCGTTCTTGAGCCAGTCTTATGGTTATTAACAAAAATCATCGATGCCGTTAAATGGATTATCGATAATATCGCTAAGGCATTCGAAGGTGTCGGAAAAGTGTTTGGTAAAGTGGGTAATTTCTTTGGGGATCTATTCTCAGGGAAGATATTTCAATCGAGTTCAAGTTCATCAAACAGCAGTTATACAACCAACAACGTTACTGTCAATACAACTGCATCAACCATCGATGTAGATGCACTCAATCGTGCTTTGGGAGGTGCTTACTTATGAGAGTTTTCCTCCTAGAGAATCAATATGGAGAGAGATTTCATTTCACATACTTTAATAAAGTGTTACTAACTGGTGTTAACGGATTAGGTTTTTCTAAAAACTATAGTTACCTAAAACATGATATTCACTACACAACTCTGAAAAATAACTTTGAGTTATCAGAAATCAAAGCTGTGATTACCTTTCTTGATGGATATCATGGCTATTATAAATTCATGCAGTTTCTTGAAAAAGGACAGCACGATTTGAAACTATTCTATGAAAGTCATGACGTGAAATATTGCTTTGTTGATATTGTACATCTCTCAAAATCAGAACTAAAAGCGGGTGGGTTGCAGTCAGAAATTGTGTTAAACAAAAAGTCTTATTGGATTAAAGAACATCACTTCATGATTACTGCTAATGTGGATGGTGGTGGAAAAGTTTATCCTTATTCATATGAATTTACGTACGCAAATGCTTCACAAGGTATGATTAACACTCAAATAGGTGGACATCTCAAAGCAAATATGATTATCGAAATCACTGGTGCTATGGAAGAGCCTGAATTGATTGTAAGACAAAATGATCTAGTCAAAAACCACTTAAGATTACTCATCAATCGACAGAATAGTCAAATCATTGTGTCAAGTTTGATTCATGATTTATCCATGGTAGAAGTGGTGGATGGAATTGCTTATGACATTTATCAATTTCAAGATTTTGAAAAAGATAACTTTCTCTCAGTAGAACCTGGTGCAGTAGCGTTTGAATTTAAACCTGGGGTACCAAGTTCAACCACCTGCAAAATAAAAATCTATGAATATTATTTGGGGTAATCTATGGAACTTATTATCCTTGATAGAATTAATTTTCAGATTAAAGACCATGTTTCAATTTCTAGAGAGTTCGAAATTAAATTAGATTTAGTTATCTCTCAAAAATCTACCTTTAACGTTTCGTCGATATCAATTGATGCAACGCCAAAAGATATTGTCTATCTCCATACAGATGGATTTGATTACTTAGGAATTATCGAGAGTATTGACAACGCTGATGATGGACTGATTATTGGAACGATAGAGTTTAAGGAAATCTTGAAAAGAAGTGTCAAAGTTGAATCTTACTCTGGAAACCTATCAAATTATATCGAAACACTAATTAGAAACGAGTTCATTATAAATACTGATGGTTTGGAGAATATCTCATACTTAAGTATTAGCAAAGAAACATCAAAAATGGGAGATTTATCATTTGAAGCAGATAAAATAATGACCATTTATGAGGTGATTGAACTCATATCGAAAAGCTATGGGGTCAATATCAAAGAAGAAATTGTGATTGTGAATGGGAAATTGATGGGTGTCCTGCTTCGAATTGTTAACGTGAATCAAGGGATTAGGATAAAGTCTGATCAGTTAGGACTAAGCGATTTAGTTATTAACGACACAACTGAAACATCAGTGAATAAGGTCATATACTACCCTAAAAATGAAAATATACTCTTTACTGAAACACGAACATTTTATCTTTTAACAGACGGTACAATTACAGAAGATGCCACGCACCATCTTAGGTATCATAATGTTCAATCAATAACGAAAACATATAATGATTCAGAATATGACACACTACTCGGGAAAGCCCAAAGTGAGTTGAATGTCACTAGAACCAATCATCAAATTACGTTTACGGTATCCATGAGTCATAAGATAATTCGTGTATTTGATAACACTAATATTGGTGACTTTGTTGAGTTTCGTTCTAAAGGTAAAACGTATGATTCAATTATCACTGGACTTCGGTTTCAGAACCAACTTCAATCTTGCCAAATCACATTAGGTGAATATCGAGTCAAGTTAACTGAGAAAATCCAAATCCTTAGTAAAAGTGTCAATAATCAAATAGGACATATTTCAATTAATAAAAGCAGCATTACTGATTTAGATGGAGGAGAATTTTAATGGGGCTACAAAAAATAACATTTGAAGGTGGCAATGTTTCTGCCAAAAAAGATGCTGATCTGTATTACTTTCTATTATCGCATCGTACAGGTGTTCTTAAGGGGATTAAGAGCGGAGTTACCTATACCTTGGCGAATAATACCATTACTTTTCAAGATGGCTACGTAGCCATTTTTGGACGGTTAATTTATGTTGAAGGGAACACATCCGTTCAAGTGAGTCCAGATTCCATAAAGAATGGTTATGTCATTTTAGGAGTAAACACAATTACAAATGAAGTGAGTCTTTATTTGAAAGAACTCAGCGGAGGATTCCCTTTACTAATAACTACTCAATTGAATCTAGTGGATGGACTTTATGAATTTCCACTTGCATCATATAGCAAAACATCCACATCCGTAACACTAACACCTGGATATGAAAGACCAACGATTATCTCAAATGCAGAAGTGGTTTCTAATCTTGAACAAAAAATACGGTCTGATTCCGAACCGAAAGTCATGACTCCGACAACGGTTTCACCTGGAGTCTACAGAATCAGCGGCACTTCATCTTACGAACTGAGTAGATCATTAATCATCGTATCGATTGGAACATTGGTTATCACTTTTCCAGGAACAAGTCTGTTTTATCAAATTGGTTCATCTAACAGTGTGAATTATCAATACTATGGGAATTTCTACTCACTAAATCTTCGCTATGAAGGCGGAAATCTAACATTGACTTGTGGTAGTACATCTCACACCATTTCAAAAGTCATCATTTATAGACACTAAAGAAGGGAAATATTAATATGGCAATCATTCAAATTA